AATTAGAAAAAAGAATAATAATTTTTAAAAATAAAAGGATTAACTGCAATTCCTCCCACCACTAAAGTAGTGGGTTTCCTTGCAGTGATTTCATGAAAATTACAAACGAAGACATACAACTTATGGTTGAAAATGTTCTGATGGAATTGGCTCAAAACAATATTGTTGATAATTTTGATTGGGTAGAAAATTTTATTCAGAAAAATAACCCTAATAATGAATGGGGTGATAATTTCTATTATGTAACCATACAACAAAGGAAAAAAGACAATGACAATATTGGCCAACGTCAGAGATACATTAGGACATATGAAATATTTACAGCAGAACAGTTAGATTCTTTAAAAAAAGAAATTATCTTTTATTGCCAAAGATATAACGCTCGTGCATATATTCTATTAAACCATCGTTCTTTAAATACTGTTGACTTTTATACTGACAGAGACTACCAACGTCACTCACATCAAGGATATGAAAGAGATTTCAATGCTGGGAGACAATTAGATATCAAAGAACGACCCATTGCACATATAGACATTGATTCAGAGGATATTAATCTACAAAAAAATGTATTAAAATATCTTAAAGATAATGGGATAACTATTCTTCATTCATATAGAACCCCTAATAACGGATTACACATAGTGATTCCCAATAAAGAACTTGTACGGGCTAAAAATCTCGATTTTCATCAATTTGGAACAGACGTTCAGGGAAATAAAGGAAACCAAAAATTTGATAGAGTTGATATGATTGCTGATAGGCCAATAATTTTATATGCTAATACATTGAGTAAGGGATATGACGACCTAAACAAAAAATATGCTTCAATGATTAGAAGGAATCCCTCGCTTGGGCATTAGAAAACGCATTCTGAGTTTTTAAGGGTTTCCTCCGTTTTTTCAAGACTATCTCCAAAGTGAAGAACACATCGTCCGTTTTCTGGATATTCTTCTAAATTTGATAAGTCAACCCAAGATAATGCTATAATATTACCTATGGCATATTCCATAGAATAACAAGAAGTCTCTTCTATTGTTTTAAACGGTAGTGGAGACTTTATTCGTTTAACTACGCTATAAGTACTTTTGTCAGGTGTAAGGTCTTCACAAGAACCTGGGTTATTTATTTCCCAATCATATCCCCAAACAACATCAGGTGTTTCACTGAAAAATAGGTCATATTCAAATGTGCCATCTGCATTGCTTGTAAATGGTTTTACATAAACTAAAAATAAATCACTCATCACCCAATGTATCAATTAAAGCATCAATTATTTCGTCACCACCCTTCTTAACTTCTTCTATTCCTAAGGATACTATCCCACAAGATGCCATTTTCTCATGAACTTCATCTATTTCTTCTCCGAAACGGAACAATAATGGGGTGTCCTTATAGTATAGAGTATTATTACCTATTTCCGAAAAACAGAGGGCAATTATCCCATCAATACAATCTTGCATTGAAAAACATCCATTAGTTTTTGCTAATCCTAATATTTGTTTACACTCAACTCTTTCTGTCTTTGAAAGACAATTTATATCTGGTTGTAAATTAGGAACATTTATGGCGGGGATGCTGTTAAAGTATTCCCCCCACACTATTTCACTATCCTCTGCATAGTCAAATCTATACATATAGCCCCCGTCTACGGTTCTTCCTATTTCATCTACAAATGCTAAATAATCCATCTTACTTCTCACTTTCTTTCTTTATTACTGTATCTGAAATCAATTGCTTTCTAAGCACAGTATTCCACATTTTTTCATACTGAGTATCTTTAAAGTACTGATAAAATATATGACAATCACGCTGTTGTCCTATACGATAAATACGGTCTTCCATTTGTTTATCATCTGCTGCCGAGTATGAGATATTATTAAATATAATAATCCTTGCTGCCGTTAACGTAATACCTACCCCTGCTGCTGCGATATTTCCAATAAATACATTAACTTCGTCACTACTCTGAAATTTATCTTTAGCAGCATCTTTCTCTTTTAAAGACATTTTTCCGTTATAAATAACACATTTATCATCAAAATGCTCTTGTAGAGTATAAAGTTCCTCATCATAACAGCACGCAATAATTACCTTCTCACCACGTTTAAGGCATTTCTCTGTTAATTCTATTGTGTGCGGCACCATTTGATTGGAAAGGTACTTTCTATAAACAGCACCCTCTAAAAGTTGCTTATTTATCTCTTTTTCTGGGTCTAACTCTTTCTTTGCTGTTTCATATTCTTCCCATAGGCGAGAATATTCCATTAATTGCATTGCATCTAGTTCATAAACCTTCTCGTGTACAAATTTTTGAGGAAGTCCACCGAGGTCTTCTTTCACCCTACGGAGATATATATGAGCAGTCCTATCCCTTAATTCCTCCAAATTTTCAGCATTTTCTGGCTTTGGAATTAATCTCTGTCTAACTCTCCTATCAATAATTTGATTTAACTCCATTTTTTCCTTATCAGTAAGGTCGTACCATGTTTTCTTCTGTCTTTCAAGACAGAATTGAGTGGTAATATCCCTCTTCTTCTGCTTTTCAGCGTCATTAATTGGCATTTTAAAAGCACCACAATACCTTATAGCATAAGACTCCCAATCATCAGCCAAGGCATTATCAATAAGTGACAGTAGGTTAAAATAGTTTAAAGGGTCATTAGTAATTGGTGTGCCTGTTGCTAAATAGATGCTATGAGGATTACCCCTCTTAATAAGGTCTTTTATCGTTTTATACCTTCCAGACTTCTTATCTGATAATTTATGGGCTTCATCAATAATTATTAGCGACTTCTTATCTTTTATGTATTGAAGCATTGGACTATTCTGTAGGGCCTCTTCAACCTTTGCCTTACCCCAAGTCTTAGGAATCTGATAAACGTCGTCAAGAATATCAAAGTTGATAATTACATAACGGTTATCACACCACTTTCCTCTTTCTTTGGCTTCTTCTTGGAGTTCCTTCACCGTTTTTCCTGACCTTCCAATTCCATACCCTAAATATCGCTCAAAATCTTCCTTTTTAAAGTCTTGGAAACCTCCCACAACAGTAATATCCCGTTCTGGAACATAATAACTTAATTCCTTTACCCAATTACTCTTTAAAGAAGCAGGACAAATAACAAGAACGCAATCAAAATTACCCTCTACAGAAGCAACTGATAATTCCAAAGTATTATGTGTGACTATATAATTTCTACTTGTTAAATAAGTATGGCTATCGGATGATACAGCCAAACATTGAGCATCACTCTTGCGTACTAATTCTACATTTTGGATATATTTTGTGCAATATTTCTTAAAAGTAGGATTATACCTATTCGCCTTCCTTTCTAAGTGGAAAGGATTAAATTTAATTTGAATAAAAACAGAGTATTCCACATTTTTACCTTCTTTACTCCTATCATAAGAATGTATTCGGGCTGTACCTCCTAATGAATTGACAAGTTCCCTGACATCTTCTGCCAGTTTATACGATACGGTACTATACTTTATTTTATTATTGCTTTTTGTAATAGTACCATCACTATCCATTAAACCTCGTAAAAGTTCCAATCTTTGGCTAACGCTTCCTTGTTTATACTCTTCTGGAATAAACTTTTCATCACCCTTTACATTTAAGCATAACCTCTTAATTTCTCCTATATACTGATTTGGTAAATTATTCTTACGCTCTTTTACTATATTGTGCCTTGGGCATGATGCGGACCTATTAACCGTTAGTTCATAACCCTCAACTAATGTCTGTTCTATCCTTTCGTGAGTTTCCCATTCAGAATCTGGTATTGATATATGGACACCACAATTGCATAGATTACCATCACCAATTAATACCCCTAAAGCATATGGGTCAATAAAATAAGTTTTTTCCGAATATTGAACTGGGTCAGTAACTGGTATTTCAAATTTATTTTCTCCGTTGGTATAGTGAATTCCCCTTTTCAATATGTCGTTCAAAGATAAAGTTTTCCATCCTTGCTTTCTTTTACGCATATTTTTATCCCGAACAACCCATAGATGTTCTAACCCACACTCACAAGATGTATTATCACTAAAAGTAATCTTATAAATATCCTTGTCTTTATGATAAAATGTTTTCAACACCTTAGTAGAATATCCGAATTGGTCAAAAACCTCATCACCTACTTTTATATCACCCATTCTTTTAAAGCCTTCAGTTGTTGGAATTAAAGAATCAACAGGTTCCATTTTTCCATAACCCATTTCATCCGCCAAAATACATTTTTTCCTTGATAGAAGGAACTGCACCCCCTCCTTCTGAGTATCTTTTATACGGCGATTGGGGTCTTTAGACATTGAGAGCCTGTCATACCTATCAAAATCCACTTGTATTGTGTGATAATCCTCAAGCATAAAATCCCCAAGCATCCCTTTCTTGGAGAGGAACGCATATATAGGGTTCATATTTTGTCGGTACTTAATAAAGCAATGATAATATTGGTCAGTTTCACCTAATAAGGTGAAAATCCTCACTTTTTCAATTGGAAAGTCAGTATTCCACTTATTTTTTAAACTTTCAGCATACCAAGAAGTCAATTTAACAGTTTTATTTATTTCTTTAGGCTGAGTATTATAATTTTTCATTACATACTCAACATTCAACGCTGTTAATTGCTTAATATCTTCCTTTATCAAAACATCACGTTTAATTGATAGAATATAAGGATTGGAGCCACTATAATCACGCAATATCGTAACCGCACTATTTTTCTCTTTTATTGTATCGTACATACGTGCGCGTAATTTATGTTAAATATACTAGAAAAATATTAAATAAACAAATTTATTTACTAGAAAATATAACGTTTATTTAATATAATTTTATTATTTAATAAATATATATTAATTCTAGTATTAATAACTCGCGTATGCGTGCGCACGCGAGAGAATTTTTTGGGTTTGCAGCATATTTATTGTAAATGGTTTGTTGATATGTCATTAAGTTTTAATAATTCAAATAAAACGAAGAAAGTTCCTATAAAGAGGAATAATATGTTCTTTTCGGAAGAAGATTTCCAATTGGAGACTGATTTTGCAGTTGAATATGTGGAAAATGATGCTAACCAAACAGTAATTTTATATAGGGTTGACTTAGAGAAGACCAACGTTGATAGTATTTATAAAGAGGCTTCGAAGGAAAACATTAGGTTTAAGATGCCAATTGAACTTCCGTGCATTTATGAGATTGACGATGCAGAGATGAAGTCCTATGAGAATAAGTTAATGAAGGGAACCTATGTCAAGCCAGGAAGACTTACGGTTCAGATACTTATAAAGACTTTAGAAGAGTTAAATTGTGATATTGTTAGGGGTGATTACATAGGGGTACAGGTTACGCCAGAACAAAGACTTTATTTTACTGTGAATAATGACGGTAGGGTTCAATCATACTCTAACGAGAATAGTATGTACGGAACAAAGCCCTTCTACAGGGTTATAACAGCCAATTATGTTGACCAAAATGAATTTCAGGGATGAGTAGAGAATATAAGAACATATTACATTTAACAGATTCTCCTTATGGAAATGAGGAGAATAGGAAATTAACGCTTGATGAATTAAGAAATTCTTCTCCGTTACCAAAGGCAGTCGTTTATGAAGATATTGATAAGGAAATGCATAGGTGGGCTGAAGAAGAACTTGGTATTTCGTTTGAGGGTGAAAAATTACCTTTAATGGACCTATTTTCCAATCAGAGATTTTCTGAGTATATGCAATCTTGGAAGTTTGTGGACAGTGATAAAAATCTTATTCTTAATTTTAAGACTTTATCGAGGGAAAATAATCCTAAAAGTGGCACCATAAACGGTGAAACAAAGAACATTCCTGGTGATAGAACTTACTTAATGAAGAGGGTTGAAGCATATGACTCCGCAAATAGAAAATATTATGTAGACTATAGAATGAAACAACCATTTTCTATTGATTTGAACTATACTATCAGCATAATGACAAATAGATATGAGTTAATTAATAAGTTTAATGTCTTAGTAAATGACAAGTTTAAAGCAATCACTCAATATATAAAGCCTAATGGCCATTTTATGGCTATGAATTTGGAAGATATTTCTGATGAATCTGAGTATAGTATAGACGATAGGCAATTCTATTCTCAATCATATCGTATTCTCGTAAAAGCATATATAATTACAGAAGATAGTTTTCAGGTGGTTGAGGTTCCGTCTGTAAAGTTCGTGGGATTTGAAGGGGATAAGAAAGCAGCCATAGTAACAATTGAGGATGCTGTTTGCGACGAGCCTGTAAATCCATATGACTATATTCCAATAATTTTAACTGTAAAATTGAATGATTCTTGTACTAAAACAAAGTTTATTTTAGATTGTAATTTTAATGTGGAAACTGTTGAGTATGAACAATCAGCAATCAGTATGGTCCGTATTTTCGAAAATGATACTGAAATTACGGAAAAAGAAAATTTCCAACTTCATAAGGATTCAGAGATAAAGATATGCGCCAAGTTTAAATGTTGGTATAGTGGCGAACAGAATATTGTGCTACGAGGATGGGATATGGATGAAACTTATGAAAAAATTGATGAAGTTGTAAAAGAAGACACAGTTGAATGCTAAAATCGTAAAAAAATATTTCTAAAATAGTTTTTTGGACAATTCAAACTATTTATATGAAAAAAACAGAATAATAATAAGTTTAAAATTATAAGTAAAATGATAAGTGATGCAAGAGGTGGCCACGTTTCACCTGGTATTTACACAGAAGAGAAAGATGTTACTTATTCAGTTAAGAGTCTTGGTATAACAAGTTTAGGACTTGTGGGTGAGACTGTTAAGGGTCCTGCGTTCCAACCAGTACCTATTAAGGATTGGTCAGAATTCGTTGACTATTTCGGTGGCACTTCTCCAGAAAAATTTAAGGGAACTGGTCTTCCTAAATATGAACTTCCTTATATAGCAGAAAGTTATCTTAAGGATTCAAAACAGTTAAATGTAGTGCGTGTTCTCGGTTTCTCAGGCTATAAGGCAGGAGATGCCCACGTTGTTTATGCTAATAATCAGCCTGTAGTTATCCTTCGTTCAAAGGGAGATTATAGTGGTGAGGTTTCTGGTGGTTGTGATGCAAGTAAGGTTGAAAAGTTCACCCCTTATGTAACTTCGGTATCTATTAGCGGATATACAAAAAAATTATATGATGCACATTGTAGTATTTCAAGTTCTGCAATAACAATTCCTCTAGTCCAGTATGTTAAAAATGGAAAACTTTGGAATAGTAATGCAGCAGATGCGGTTGAAGCAAATTGCTTCCAATTGGTTGTTAAGTATAAGACAACAGAATCTGGCGCTACAGAACAAACAGTATCTTATAATGTATCATTAAATCCTACCGATAGAGATTATATTTATAATGTTCTTAGTAGCGACCCTAATAAGGGAAATAGTATGGTATGGATTGAGTCAGTTTATGATTATGCACTCCAAGAAATGATAAATTCCAAGAAAGATGGAGACACTGTTGAATTTACATATTCTGTAAATACTGAAAACAATTCATTCGAAGAAGTGTATCGTTGTGGCCAAACACCTTGGATTGTGTCTGAGGTTAAAGGAGCCAGCAGTGCTGAACTTAATTTAAAGAAACTATTCAAGTTCTATACAATTTCAGATGGTAATGCTTCAAATTATCAGGTTAAGGTTTCTATTGAGAAAGTTCGTCCAGACGAGGGACTTTTCGATGTAGTTATCCGTGATTTCTATGATACAGACGCAGCACCTGTAGTTCTTGAAAAATTCTCAAACCTTTCAATGGTTGAGGGTACTACAAACTATATTGGCTATAAGATTGGTACTTATGACGGCGGCTTCGAGGCTAAGTCAAAGTATGTTACTGTTATGATAGCAGAAGGCGACGGAATTGAGTCTTGTGTTCCTTGTGGCTTCTTAGGATATCCTATTCCTAAATACGGTGCAACAGATAGATTACCAATGGCATATAATACAAAACTTGATAGTAGCATAAAGACAAAGAGACAGTATTTCGGACTTAATAGTAAGGTTCTTGATGTTGATGTTCTTAACTACAAGGGCGTTGCAGCATACAATAACGGTCTTGCTGATGCAGATACTACAAAGGTTAGTAATGGCTTCCACCTCGATGCAATTATCAAGGAAGAAAGTGGTGCTACTGTATATGTTGATGGTGTTAGTGGATTTACATTCACAACAGTTGATAGTGTAAATGGTGAATATACTAAACTTCCAAGAATTGTTACCGAGGCTTATGCAAAGAACAGTATTTATGAGGATATAAATGCTCGTAAATTCACAGTTTATCCTTATGGTGGTTTTGATGGATGGGATATTTACAGAAACTACAGAACCAACACTGATAAATTTAAGGCAACGAAGTATCCTATAATTTCTGGTTGTCCTTTCTATCAGTTTGGTGATACCGAAATGGGTATACTTCCTGATTTTGATTTCAATCTTCCTGCAAATGCAATCACAACAGATTATTATGCATACCTTGCAGGTTATAAGCAGTTTGCAAATCCTCAGGATGTAGCAATTAATATTTTCGCAACTCCTGGTATTGACTTCGCAAATCAGCCATTACTTATCGAAGATGCACTTGATGTTGTTGAAGATAAGGAAGATGGTCGTGGTGGTGATGCACTTCATGTAATGACAGCACCTAAGGTGAAGTTTGGAGAAGGAACAGATGGTATGGCTTATGAAGGATATACCTTAACAGCAGACGAAGTTGTTGCATATCTTGAAGATAGCGACATTGATAGTTCATATGCTTGTACATATTGGCCTTGGATTCAGTTCTACGATAAAGCAAATAACACTTATATTGACCTTCCTACAACAAAGGATGTTGTTCGCAATATGGCATATACTGACAATAACTCATACCCTTGGTTCGCACCTGCAGGTATGGAGCGTGGCTCAATAACTTGTGTTAAGCCTTGTGTTAAGACAACACTTGCAATAGAGGATGAACTTTACGGAAATCGTATCAATCCTATTAAGAAGTTTGCTTCTGACGGAGTTAAGGCTTGGGGTAATAAGACTCTTTATAGTTTAGAAACTCCTACCAACAGAATTAATGCTCGTAGACTTATGCTCAGAGTTAAGAAACTTGTTGTTGATGCTTCTCAGTCACTTATATTTGACCAGTATGATGTAAATCTTGATAAGCAGTTTAAGTCACTTGTTGAACCTATTCTTGCAGATGTTAAGTCAAATAGAGGTCTTCACGACTATAAGGTTGTTACAGAAAGTACAACAGAAACAAGAGACCAACATATCTTACCTGCAAAGATATGTGTTAAGCCTGTAGGAGCATTGGAATATATAAGTATAAGTTTCATTGTAACACCAGAGAGCGTTAAGTTTGAGGATTAAAAAAAAAAAGATGAAAATTTTAGTGGGGTAAGTGAATAACTTACCCCATTTTGTTTTTTTATTCTTTTTGAGTATATTTATTTGTAATAAAAGTAATAGTTATGAAGAAAATTACTCAAGAGGAATTTTTACAAAGGATAAAGGAGGTTCATGGCGACAGATACGATTATTCAAAGGTTGAGTATAAAACAGCAAAGGATAAAGTATGTATAATTTGTCACGAAAAAGATATATTTGGTAATGAACATGGAGAATTTTGGGTGCGGCCATCAAATTTTATAGGAGGCTCCAGATGCCCTAAGTGTAATAAAACACAGTGGACAACGGAAAATTTAATAGCAGCATTTAAAGAGGTTCATGGCGACAGATACGATTATTCAAAAGTTGAGTATAAGGGCGTAAGAGAAAAAGTGTGTATTATATGTAATGATTTAGATAGAAAAGGAAAAATAATAGGCGAATTTTGGCAATATCCGTTAATACATTTAAATGGGGCTGGCTGTGAAAGAGAAAGAAGAGGGAGTAGAGAAGATTGTTGGGAGGAAAGAATTTGCCCTATATGTGGGAATAAATTTAAAGCGAGAAAGAAGTATAGTAAGATAACTTGTAGTGAAGAATGTAGAAAGAAATATGTAGAAATTCATAAGGAAGAGATTAATGAAAAGAAGACTAAAAAAATGTCTGAGTATTATAAAAATCTGTCTATAGAAGAAAAAAATAGGATAAAAGAAAAAATAAGGAAAACTAATTTAATTAGGTATGGTAAAGAAAATTTTTCGCAGACAGAAGATGGTAGAAAATTATGCTCAATGAATATGAAAAGAAGTAAGAAGGATTATGATGAGAAATATAAAGTAAATATTTTAATACCAAAATATAAGGAAATTTGCGAAAAGGATAATTTAGAATTAATAGAATTTAGAGATAGATTTGATTGTACTGTAAAGTGTAAAAAATGTGGTAATATATTTCAAACAAAAACATTAGGATATTTGCGTGAATCAACATCAACACATAAGTGCCGTATATGCTATCCAATTGAGCCAATATGTGGACCAACCAGTCTTGAAGTAGAATTTGAAAATTTTCTTAAAGAAATTAAAGTTGAATATTTTAAAAATTATCGAAGTGTTATATATCCGCAAGAGATTGATTTTTATCTACCTTCAGTAAGGATAGGATTTGAATTAGATGGTTTATATTGGCATTCTGAGGCTCAAAAGCCTAACAGTAAGTATCATTTATTAAAGACAGAAAAATGTAAATCTAACGGTGTTCGTCTTATACATATTTTTGAAGATGAATGGAAATATAAACAAGAAATATGCAAATCAATAATACTTGGTATCTTAGGAAAAAATAAAGAAAAAATAGGTGCTAGATTATGCGAAGTAAGAGAAATCACAACAAGAGAATGCCGTAATTTTATAGAAAATAATCATATACAAGGCTTTATTGGATTTACATATGGATATGCTTTATTTTATAAGGGAGAGATTGTTTCAGTAATGACATTTGGAAAATTACGAAAAAATATGGGAAGAAACAGTGAAGATAATCATTATGAGATAATTAGATATTGCACAAAAAATGGGCTAAATATAGTAGGTGGAGCATCAAAGTTATTAACTCATTTTATTAAAGATAAAATACCCAAAAAAATCATAACTTATTCAGATAGAAGATGGTCAGAGGGTAATGTGTATGAAAAGTTAGGATTTACATTTGTTCATAATACTTTGCCTAATTATTTTTATGTTTTTGGAGATAGAAGGAAAAATAGGTTTGCAATGAGAAAAAATGTTTTAGTTGAAAAATATGATTGTCCTAAAGAAATGACGGAAAAGGAGTTTTGCTTTAGAAAAGGGTGGTATAGAATATATGATTGTGGCTCAAGACTCTATGAATTAACTCCTGAAAGCGTTGAGTTTACAGACTAAAAATAAGATAAGTTAAATGCTGCAGAAATGCAGCATTTTTCTTTTACATTAAACTATTTATAGTAAAAAAAGCAATGAAAAAATTATTAGTAATTATGATGGTTCTGTCAATGGCGATTGGTTGCAGAACCCAGAAAAACGCAACGGAAATCGTTGCAGGGTCAATGCGAGGCTATGAGCAATTAATGACCTTAAGACAAGTTGATTCAATGTGTGTTGCTGATACTTTAAAACCTTATGATGAGTGGTTATCAAGCACATATTATGACTATGAAACCTCAAAGAGGGTTACGAAGTACACTTACATTAAAGAATTAACAGATTCAACAGAGAAGTTTTATATTCTCGTACCTAAGGACACTTTATTTTTAATAACCAAGAGAATTGGAGTTAACGAATAACTATTATGGCAGATTTTGGATTTAAAAAGTCAGTTATTACTGGCGATGAGATTATATTTAGTGCAAATGGAAATGTTGAAGTACCCAAGAAGTATTCATTTAAGAAATATATGCCTAAAGTATTAGACCAAGGTGCAAATCCTATTTGTGTTCCTTGCAGCATTTCAGCATTTTTAAATTGGCGTGAGAATCTTAGTGATGGAAGTAGAAAAGATAATAAAGTGGATTATTTTCAAATATATGATTGTAAGACAACAGAAGGAGAAGGAATGACTTTCAAGGAAGCATTTCATTTTCTCCGTCACGAGGGTGTAAAGTCCAAGAGTGGCGTTCTAAATGTTGGAGAGTATGCTATGGTAAATAATCTCCCTCTTCTTAAAGTTGCTCTTCTGACGAATGGACCTTGTGTTGGTGCACTCCCTGTCTATAACTATACCTCAGAGTTTTGGAATAAGAATATGGGTGATAATATTTTAGGATATCACGCAATTTCCATTGTTGGTTATGATAATGAAGGATTTATCATTAGAAATTCTTGGGGTGAAAGTTTTGGCAAAGACGGCTATACCAAAATTAAATACGATGATGCAAATGGGAAATTTGTTGAAATTTGGACAATATTAAGTTAAAAACAAGTTGTAGAACTTGTTTTGGTTAAAAGCAAGTTATTAGACTTGCTTTTTTCATTTTTTATTATTATATTTTAATAAAAATGGGAAAAATATTGGTTACTGGCGGAAATGGCCAACTTGGAAAATGTATAAAGAAAACATTAAAGCCACTTGCAAATATTGGTCTTTATAATGAATATGTCTTCACAGGACACGAAGTAGATATTACAGATAAAGAACAGATAAGGGATTATATTGTAAAAAATAAATTCAATGCTGTAGTAAATTGTGCCGCATATACAAATGTTGCAAAAGCAGAGGAAGATAGAGATAATGCTTTCAAGGTAAATTATGACGGTGTTAAAAACTTGGGTGAAATTTGTTCGGAAAATGATATATTTCTTATCACAATCGGAACCGATTATGTTTACGGCGATAAGCATAACTCACCAATAGAAGAAGGAACGCAGTTTTGCCCGTTAAATGTCTATGGGCAATCAAAGGCACAAGGAATATATGAATTATCAGACATAGTAGGACTTCGTGGCATTACATTAATGACATCGTGGCTTTATTCCGAATTTGAAGGTAATTTTGTATCTAAAATGTATGATAAATTGCAAAAAGAAGGGGTAAATAAGGTCGTTAACGACCAAACGGGTAGTCCAACCTATGCAATGGATTTGGCACGCTTTATCGTTAAAATACTTGAAGAAAAATGGTATGAATCAATGGGCGTTCAATACTATTATAATTTTACAAATGAAGGTACCGCTACTTGGTATGACTTGGCAAAGGCAATCGAAGAATATGGTAATACAATGGGAAAAGTAGTTCCTTGTAGCACTTCTGATTTTCCTTCAAATGTAGTTCGTCCACCATATTCAGTTTTATCAACCAAATCAATTAAGAAAGATTTTCCAGATTTTCATATTCCCTATTGGAGAGAATCATTGAGATATTGTATTGAGGAAATTAGAAAAAAGCAGTAAATTTCTACTGCTTTTTCCATATATACTTGATTAATCCACAATCCCATATTTTTGTGTATCCTAATTTTTCAGTCATTTCAGATTCTGTCATAGTAAGAGGTAGTCCATATTTCCTATTTAGTTTCTCTTTTCTAAATTTAAATTTATGTTGTCTATCAATTCCGTCAGAACTCTTGAAATATTTATAGTCAGGCGTGGTATAAGATGCAAATCTAAACCCTAATTTAGTGTAGACATTATTATCTTCATTAATGGTCCATCTAAGGTCGGCAAATGATTTTATTTCTGTTGGACTATATCTATCAACAAAGTATTTAAATAACTTTCCACCTATTCCTTGGCATATATAGCCGTTATCTGTGGCGAAGCGTGTAAGTTCCCACTTGTCTTTTTCGAGACGGAAATTCATAACCCCAACCAAGGTATTGTTAAAGAAAGCACCTAAATGTATTGTTCCACTACCATATCCTTGTATATGATTTTTTTCAAGGAAAATTTTAGATGAAGGAATATCAATTTCTCTAATCTCACATTTTCTGCCCATAATTTTGGGTAGATTTTCACATTTTCCTAAAATATGTGCAATTTTAGATAAGACAATTTCTTTGTGATTAATATATTCATCTTCAAATATCTGAATAAGTCTAATACCTTTTTCCTTGCATAGTTTAAGTTTATTATAATGATAATTTTTATCAGATTTATATTTTTCACTATGCCATCTTAATCCGTTATACTCAATGCCTATCTTTAAAGAAGGAATATAAATATCAATTTCTTTTGGATAAATAACAGACCTTGTATTTTTCTCTACATTCTCTTCTCCTACTAAATTACAGCAGAAAATATAAATTTCATCTTCAGATTTAGATAAAATAGCCCCACATTTAGGACACCCTTCACCTTGTAAATGAGCATCAGGCCGTTGCCAAAATTCTCCATGTTCTGGACAGATTATACACACCTTAGTACTGCTATTTTTATATTTTACTTTAGAATAATCATACTTATTTCCATGAATTTTTTGTGCAATTTCCACAAAACTTTCAGTAGTATAACTATTCTTTTCTTTTAATACTGCAGAAGCACAATCTTGACAGCCATGCCCCTGTAAGTGGGCAGATGGTACTTGCCAAAATTCTCCATGTTCTGGGCATATTATACATATCTTTGTTTTGTTATTCACATATTCAACCTTAGAATAATTGTATTTATTTCCGTGAATTTCTTTTGCTTTCGAAATGAAGTCCTCCTTATCTAAAATCTGTTTTCCTGTGCATTTAGGACAAGCATATCCCTTTAAATGATTGCACGGACTTTGCCAAAATTCTCCATGTTCTGAGCAAATTATACAGACTTTACTTTTGGCATTTTTATAGTCTACTTTATAATAATTATATTTATTATGATGAACTAAATTAGACAATCTAATAAATTCCCCAGTACCAATTCTATTTCTTTTACCCTGCTTTTCCTTTCCACACGAAGGGCAGCCAGCACCCTTTAAATGGTCATGTGGTGTTTGCCAAAATTCTCCGTGCTTTGGACATATTATGCAGATTTTTGTACTGCTATTTATATATTCTATTTTTGAATAATCATAGTAGTTATTATGTTTTAAATTGGCTTGCTCAATAAATTTTTCTTTTCCATTTTTTAATTTATCAGCACACTTCATCCTACCACATTTAGGGCAACCATATCTATTGGTTATATGAGACTTTGGTGTTTGCCAAAATTCTCCGTGTTCTGGACATATAATGCAGACCTTCGTAAGTGTATCAATATATTCCACTTTGGAATAATCATACTTGTTATTATGGATTTTAACCCCTCTTTTTATAAATTCTTCTTGTGTCATATTGGTAAGTTATCCTTGGGATAAGTTAAATATACAAATAAATAGTGTAAAAACAAAAAAATCCACGATTTTTCGTGGATTTTTATCAATTATTTATGCCTTGATTAGTAGCACTCCATTTATAGCATAAACAGCCGCAATCATATATTCTATACCATTTATTTGCCAAACAAAATCCGTGTTCTGTTTGTTCTGGAGAGCATCCATATTTTGATATGAGGATATCTTTTCTAAATGCAAAACGGTTTTTCCTTGTATCCCCAAAAACATAGAAGTATGAAGGTTTTGATATGTGTGTTTGTGCAAAACCAAGATGTTCGTATAAATTTCCCATTGACCATCTTCTATCAGCATAACTTATTACTGCAGAAGGATGAATATTTTTAATGAAAAAATTAAATAATTTAGAAGCACCACCGATAACGGTATTACCTATTTTATTAGCAAATCGTAATAGTTCAAACACATTTTCTTTTTCTTTATTTTTAAACCCCAAGTTAGTTCTAAGACTACAGAATGACATAGCAGAAACCAGTTCATCATTGTAAAAAAGTCCGTATGCATATGATGCTTTTACATTTCCTTGTAAATGATTTTCATTAAAGAAAGAGTTATAAGTAGAATAATCAATTTGCCGTATTTCACATTTTCTGGCATATATTTTAGTAACATCTTTTTTTAGAAGATGTGCTAAGCGTGATTTACAAATATCTTTTTTATAAATCCACTCATCTTCAAAAATATGAATTAGTTGATATCCTTTAGACTCACATTCTTCAGTCTTTTTTAAGTGATAGTTTTTGTCTGACTTTTCTATTTCAGAGTGCCAATATAAACCATCAAATTCAATGGCAATTTTAAGAGAAGGAATAACAATGTCCAGTTCTCTGTAATTATCAAGAATGGTTCTGTTATTTGTTAAAATTTTATCTTTATCTATTAAAGTACCTAAAAAATCAAGTATCTCTTCTTCATATGTAGAAAACAATTTTCCACATTCGGGACATCCACAGCCATCCAAATGATAAGATGAAACTTGCCAAAATTCTCCGTGTTTAGGACAAATTATACAAACTTTTGCATAGCATCCAGTATAATTCGTTTTAGAATAATCATATTTCTTTCCATGAATTTTTTCTGCTTTTTCAATAAATTGTGAGGTTGATAAAAGATGCATTTCTGCCCTCTTTCTTTTACCACATTCAGGACATCCACGACCTCCTAAATGAGATGATGGACTTTGCCAAAATTCTCCGTGTTCGGGACATATAATGCATACCTTAGTACTACTGTTTTTGTATTCTACCTTAGAGTAATCATATCTATTTCCGTGTGTCTCCTTAGCCCGTTCAATAAAAACGTCCTTAGAAATTTTTTTATCTTGGCCCTTTTTTAAATTTCCACATTTAGGGCACCCTCTTCCATTAATATGTCCATCAGGCCTTATCAAAAATTCGCCGTGTTCGGGGCATATTATGCATACTTTTGTTATACTATCAATATATTTCACCTTGGAATAATCATATTTATCTCCGTGTACTTTCTTTGCCTTTTTAATAAAAGATTCAGTATCATCAGATTTAGATTTTGTCCGTTTATCAATACCACACTTAGGACACCCTTGTCCACGATAATGCTGCCTAACTACTTGAGAAAATTCTCCGTGTTCAGGACAAATTATAGTGATAGTATCAGTAACCTTTTTAAATTCCACCTTGGAATAATCATACTTATCACCATGAACTTCTTTAAATCTTGCTATTACCTGCTCTTTTGTTAACATAATTAATTAAGTTATCTATATTAAAAAATGTATTATTATTATCATAAATTGTACCAAGAGGCACATATGATTTAATTCTTTTATCAATTAAATATAAAATGTCTATTTGATTATCTATACACAATTGTTTTTTCTTAATATCTAATTCATATTGTTTTTGAAAATCGTAAAATTCAGACCACCCCCCAAGCCCAAAGTGCTGTTTTCCTTGGCATTCTATGGCAACATTAAAATCAGGTAAATAAAAATCTAAACTTTGATGCCCTAGCCATTTATTATGAAATTGAAAAATATATTTTATATTATTTCTGTCTAATCCTATTTTCAATTGTTCTTCTAAATGACTGGAATTACAATAAGGGCATCCTTCGCCAGATAAATGACAATTAGGCGATTGTTTAAATTCGCCATGAATTGGGCATATTATAGTGATAGGCTCCTTGGTACCAACGTATTCTACTTTGGAATAATCATATTTATTGCCGTGTCTATATAATGCTTTTAATATAAACTCATCGTTGGTTAATAGATTATTTACGGCTCTTTCCTCATAAGAGCATTTCACACATTCATAACTAAGCAATGATTTAGGGGTTCTCCAAAATTCGCCGTGTTCTACACCATTTTTATCCTTTTTATGGCATATAAATCGCATTGGAGTGTGGCTATTTATAAAAGTGGATTTATCAAAATAATATTTTCTATCAGGAAATTTATCATTAAATTCAGCAATAAACTCTTCATATGTTTTCTTTTTACTCATAAATGGATTTAATTGAATACAATTCTAATATACAAATAAATAGTGTAAAAACAAAAAAATCCACGAAAAATCGTGGATTTTTAGTGATTATTTATGCCTTGATTAGTAGCAGAGAATAGCGTAATCCATTTTAAGTGTGGCACTTATGGTTGCAAGGCCATCATCACTATAAGAAAGGTCCCCAAAATCAACAGTCGTCAGGAAGGCATTCTTTAATATCCATTTCTGAACCACAGCGCCTGAGGGGTCTAACATTTCGAGTTCAACATCACGTTTGTAACCAGCTGCATACCCTTGACGTCCAGTAGCAGATTCGGATGTAAGACGCACCCATTCCATAATTGCTTGTGAAGTTGAAGGTCCGATTGGGTCACGGAATGTAATGTTAATATCGTCCCAAGTGTAGCGACCAACGACCCAAGTTGATGTATTAAGGAAAGGAATTTCTTGTGCACCTTGATTTATTGAAGGGCGTTTTGCAGACTCAAGAGTCCATTCTTGAATACCAAGGTCAGCAGGGAATCTGAAGACCCATCTATTTTTACGAAGGGGTTCGTAAGTTAAAGGCATTTTAATAAGTAAATCACTCATAATAATATTGTTTTTAAGTTAGTTATTTGTATCAATTTTATATATAAATAGGCAGTTAGTATTTTTTTGGGGGTATTTTTGCTTATTTTGAAAAAATTATGTATATTTATAGTGGAATAGTAATAAGCGAATAACTCATATGGGAAAGTATAGTAAGGAACAATTCATAGAGAGGGCAAATGTTGTACATAAGGGGATATATGACTACTCCAAGGTAGAGTATATCAATAGCACAACAAAGGTATGTATCATATGTCCAAAGCACGGAGAATTTTGGCAGATTCCGTCAGCACATTTAAGGGGTGATAGGTGTCCCAAGTGTGCTAATATGGAAAGGGGAAGGGCAAGGATGACGGTAGATGAATTTATTAGAAGAGCAAGGGAAGTACATGGGGACAGATATAATTATTCCAAGGTTGAATATGTAAATAGTGATACAAAGGTATGCATAATCTGTCCCGAACATGGGGAGTTTTGGCAAAGTCCTTCATCTCATATTTTTCAAAGGCAAGGATGTCCAAAGTGTAGAGGAAAGCAATTAACTCAGGAAGAATTGATTGCTGAATTTACGAAGGTACATGGGGACAGATATGATTATTCCAAAGTAGAATATAAAAATAGCACTACTAAGGTATGTATTATATGTCCAGAGCACGGAGAGTTTTGGCAAAGCCCTTCAAAGCATTTAAGTGGACAAGGGTGTCCAAAGTGTGGGAAAGGTAATACTGCCAGACTTAATAGAATGACTGCAGATGAATTTATTAAGCGTGCCATAAAGATACACGGGGATAACAACATTTATAGTGAGGTCAATTATGTAAATTCGCAGGAAAAGGTTAAGATAATATGCAAGAAACACGGAGAGTATTGGCAGAGGCCGTATGACCATTTAAATGGACACGGGTGTCCTCATTGTGCTAATATAATTTCTCGTGCGGAATTGGAGATATATGAATTTTTATGTAATAAACTTGGGGATGATAAGGTTTTATTGCATAATAGGGGTGTTTTAGATAATGGACAAGAAATAGACATATATATTCCTTCAAAAGGAATAGGTATTGAGTATAATGGCTTAAGGTGGCACAGCGAAGCATTTGGGAAAACGAAGTTTTATCACTTAAATAATACCCTTGGTTGTATGGATAAGGGAGTAAAACTTATACAAATATTTGAAGATGAATATCAATTCCACAAGGATATAGTTCTTAAAAAATTAGAACATTTATTAGTAGCAGATACTGATTTGCCTAAAATTATGGGAAGGAAAAGTGAAGTTAGGGAGATAAGTAACGAGGAAGCATATGGCTTTTTAGATAAAAATCATATTCAAGGAAGATGCAAGGCAACTATTTCATTAGGGGCTTTCTATAATGATATTCTTATTGGGGCAATGTGTTTTACAAAGGATAATAAGGAAAATTATTGGGTTTTATCCCGTTTTGCTACAGATAATAATTATATATGTCAAGGCATTGGAGGAAAACTATTCAAGTATTTCATTAGAAAATACAACCCGATGGAGATAAAATCGTTTGCTGATAGAAGATGGACGATAAATAAGGAAAATATCTATACTAAAATAGGGTTTAAGGAAGAAAATATTTTAGGGCCAGAATATAGATATGTGGATAAAGAATCTCCTACTATTAGAATTCATAAATTTAATTTGCGAAAGAAGGAATTACATAGAAAATATAATTTCTCAATGGATATGACAGAAAAAGAAATGGTTAAAATATTGAATTTGGTAAAGATATGGGATTGTGGGCTAATTAAATATGTATGGAAAAAAAAGCAGTAGAAAAATCTACTGCTTTTTTATTTCTGTGTAATACGATATTTATACTTATTTATGAGTTTAATCATATCTTTCAAGATATCTTCCAACCCACTATCTTCTGGCTTATTGCATTTGGATAACATATCAAGAACATCTTTTTCAAGTTCTTTAAGCATAGGCATAAATTCGGTTGCATTAGGAAGCATAGGAAGAAGTTTTCCCATTGGAAAATGTTGTCCTTCCATTCCCATACAGCATTCCATAAATTCGTCCTCATAGCCATGTAGTTCACTTTCAAATTCATCAGCCTTAAGGTGTTCGGCATCACTGTTTGTGTTCCAGTGTATCTCTTTAATGCGAATGAGATAGCCGTGAAGAGCGCAAGCAAAATCTATATACTCTTTTTTCATAATAAAATGGTTTTAATTACATATTAGATGAAGGCTGCTGAGGCATCTGTCCCTTAGGCTGACCGTTGATGTCTTTTCCTTCTTTTTCATCTTCGTGTGCCTTATCTGCGAGTTGGAAGATTTTCTTAGCAAACTGATAAACAGCGTCATCAGGGTTATCAGCAAGTGCTTTCATTATACTAAGAGATTCCTTTCTCATATTGGCAATAAATCCCTCGATATTAGCATCTTCCCCATGACTTGGTGCTGCTGCAGGCTGCTTCATAGGCTCATCCATTGGCTCATCCATAGGGATATCGTCATATTCTTCCTCTTCGTTAAAATTAAGTGCTTCGTTTAATGTTTTAGGCATTTTTGCAGAAAGCCTCTTAATTGCATTAATATTTTCTCTTAATTCACTTTTCTTCATAATAAATATTATTATTGACTTTTTAATTATTTTTCAGTATTTTTAATAAAGTTCTTTGAAGGTATTGTTGGTTACGGCATAAAAATACTTTTGCCGTGTAAAACCTTATAAGTTAATCAGTTAATTGTTAAAAAGGCACTGCCAAAGGCAGAAAACAGTTTCAAAAATTCAAAATTAACTTTAACACCCCGTTTCGAGCAACCGCCCCTAACGGGCAGGCTGTTGTCAATCAGTCAATCGTTTCAACCTTGGGTTAGGGACAAACTCACTACTTCAGTGGTGGGTAATTGACAATAAATACTTTTTAAATAAATAGTTCAATATTTCGATTTTTCTTGACTTATTTTGCTTATTTTTCTATTTTTTAATAAAAAAATGGGCTGCGTATATTTATTGGGCGATTGGGAAAAGGAAAATTTCTTCAAGATAGGTGTTACTAGAGGTGATATCAATAAGAGAATTAAGAAATTACAGACAGGGAACGGAGGAGAGATGTTTCTTGTCTATAAGTATGAAACAGAACATCCATTTTTAATGGAGAATATGTTGCACCTATGGTATAAAGATAAGAATATTCTTAATGAATGGTTTGAATTAAGTAATGAAGACATTAAGCAATTCAAGGAAGATTGTAAGAAAGCAGATGAAATTATAATGTCAATGGAAAGTAATTATTTTTTTCAGAAAAAATTGAAGAAACAATAATTATAAATAAAACAAGGGAATGATATACGTGTTGATACAAAAAGAGAATTGAAATATAAAGCAGAGTGGGAAGAAAAAAACATAGTGTTCATTGGCAGATTTGACCCTTCGAGCCAACTTTGTCATTGCTGTGGATATAGGAATACGGAGGTGAAGGATTTAAAGATAAGGGAGTGGACCTGTCCACAATGTGGCGAACACCACGATAGGGATGTAAATGCAGCGATTAACATAAAGACGATTGCGTTGCAGCATCAGAATTTAATAGGACAATAATAAGAATAATAAAGCCCG